ATATCCAGTCCAGGCGCCGTTAGAAACGCGGCCTGAATAATCTAATACAATACTATCTGTCGATGTGTTGCCCACAATGCCTTCGTTAAATTTAAAATAAACTCCTAAATTAGTATTAACTGATATTTGTGTGTCTGTAAATGGTTCGGGATCGGTATTGGTACCCCCACCAACTTGGTCGAACCAAAAGCGCCCAATATCTTTTGAACTTCTTTGAGCTTTCCAATAACGAAATTCATCCAACGAAGCAGATAATTTTCCTGCATACTGTGGTGCCGAGGACGCGGATGGAGATGTAATTAATGCGCCGATGTATGCTCGAAGGGCGCCCGAAACCTCGTTGATCCCGGCGCCATCGATGCCGCCGGTGAAGTTTGTTTCACCGTTGGCCGTAACACCAGTTATTAAAGTTATTGCTGTATTACCATCCGCACCAGCAGTAGTTTGAGTTAGCGTAAAATATTCTTGGCCGGAAGCGATAGGAGCGACAGTAGTGGGATCGATCGTACAGTCGAGTACCCCGTTGTCTATTGCCGCCTTGCAAGATATCCAGAGTGCCTGTGTAGCCTTCCTGATTCCATCCGACGAAAACGACCCGCCGGTGTTAATAGTGAAGGGCGATACGGTCTGGAGGACCGTATCGCCAAAGTTCTTGGTAGCGTCCGTAGTAAATGTTACAGTTGAACCATCAGTATTTGTCAATATAAAAGATGTACCAGATTCGGCGGCCAAGGCGGCGGTTCCCACAATTGTTGCAGTTGCTGCGGTGAGCTCGTCGTCCAAAACGCTCTCATTATTTAAAGTGCTATCAACATAAAATCTGGTTGTAATCCCGGCAGAACCAGACTTAAAAGTAAAAGCATAATGATGCCAACTATTATCAGCAACCGAAGCAGTAGTAAAAGTGCTAGCAACGACGGAAGCATCACGAACCCCCGTAGCTCCCGACATTATTGTAACTCTAAACGGACCAACCCCATCGGTGGCGCCCGTTAATTCAATTCTAAACCTTCCATAGTCTGAGGATCCGGAGGCTTCACCATTCCAAAGATCGAAAATGACTTCTTTTTCTGTTGAGTCGGGATCGAACCGCTCTTTTTTAAGCCAAAACTCAACTGTAGTGCCTTTATTCTTAAGATCAAAATGTAGATTACTGGCGCGATTGGCGTCTGGCTCATAATAATTTGATCCCGTAAATTTTGTCGATAAGGATGTTGTACTGTCAGTACTGGGGTGTGGGCCTCCCTTAAAATAGATGTACTCTCTACCGTCCGAGAGACCATAGCCATCCCTCTTCTCGCCCTGAAGGGATCCCCACCCTTTAGCAGAAAAATTAATATATCCATTAGTGCGAGGATATAAATTATCAAAAATATGAAGATCTATCTCAGTAGAATCATTTTCCCACTGCAATTTTTCTTTTAGAGAACCATCATATGGATACGTTTCCCATATGCGCTCGAGCGATTGTTGATAATACTCTTCTGCGGACCCATAACGAGCAAAATTTTCTGGCCTTGAAAAGTCTACACGCGGAATAAACCGCGCTTCTTTTTTCATGTCCTCTGTGTGATATCCAACAGATTCAACTTCTGCACCGATATCCTGTGCAGATTTATTGGATAAAGATGAGGCCGCGTTGGCTTTATCAAATAAAGTTTTAAAGCTCATATCCTAATTACTATTCAACTCTAAATTTAAACGTATAAGGTTGTTCCACCCAAGTAGAAATTGAGTCATTATAATATGCTAGATTAATCTGGTACATATATCCAGACTCCAATAAAGACATTTCTAAGTCGAAATAATTGCCGTTGCCATCGTACGACATCAAAGTCTGTAGGTCGCTGCCCGTTCCATACGAAATGGCGCGCAAGTTATCTGTAACTCTTGATATGGCATACGCTCCGCTTTCAATAATATCGGTTGGATTGACTGACTTTGCGACTGTATAAATCGTTGGGCTCCAATCTTTGTCACGAATAAATAATCTAAATCTTGCCTTTTCTTCAGTAGAGTAAGACTTTCTAAGATTTTTGATGTTTGTCACCTTATTAAATGTCGGCGCTGAACTATAAGTGGGCATTTTCTCCGGATAAATTGAGCCAGTAGAGTACTCTGTGGCTCCGGCATGCCAAACATCGAGCAATACTTGCAAGGGTGTTGCCGCGGCAGTAATTGCCATGGATGCAGAATAGATTCCAGTGCTAACCCACCCACCCGTTATATTAGTGTTGCCATCATACAATACAAGTGCCGAGCTGGTTGGAGCCGCAGCAGAGCCAGAGTACAAAGATACCAAAATTGAGCCACGTCCAACTGCAGGTATATCGACTAAGCGGCCTCTAATATAATTATATAAATATAAGGTATTTAAGTTATCAGTGGCCGGAGCCAAAGAGCTAGAATAATAAAAGTTTTCTCTCCTATCACGAACAGACGAATTCCAGCGCGCCTCGATTACTGGGCGCCGGAAAAAAAACTCGGTTGAGCGCGCGAAAAACTTCTTTGTATAATATGATTCAGTCGCTCCACCGGCATTATGTATTAAAACAGAGGTATTCTGGCCAGTAGAACTAGAATAGTACCCCTCTTGACTGGCTGTCAATCTAATGCCAAACCCATTATTACTAACCGCACCTCCCATCCACTGTTCCACTATTTGTGTTACATCCAACTCAATGTCTTCATAGCCTTGCGGAAACGACACATTATAATTTGAAGTTGCTAAATAATCGCCCCCGATGGATGTCCAAGTGGTGTTATCGCCAGATTTAATCCAATTTGCAGAACCAATATCTTGATATTCTTCCATATCGAGGCCCGAGCCCTCTGACCACGATCTAGATACAGGAGCTACAACTAAATTAAAATTCTGTGGTAATGTAAAGGGGTGGCGTGCATTGTGCATTTTTAGATAGAATGAAACATTGCCAGAAACTGGAAGCGTCCCCGCGGCCCTGTCGGAGGACATCTTTGTTGTGGGAAATTTAATAAGAGCACGGGAAAGTTCCTGAGATTGTCCCAGGGCTGATCCGGATTTTTGTCCATAGATAGAAAATATTTCAAGCGAATCGGCATAACCCATATTAGATCCAGTTCCGCGAGTAGAAAGGTTTGCTTCGAAGGCGTTAGCAATAGTTGTATCAGCACTGGCCGTATATCTTAGAATTGACATTTATCTAACAGATCCTTTAATATCAAGATTAGGATATTTTAGCTCAAAAATAACATTTTTATCGGCGAGTACCATTCTTCCGTCTGCCGATAAAGCCGCGTCAAAATCATAACTTGAAACAGAATATAGGGGTCCGTCCGCAAGTCTTGCCTCCACCGAAATAACATCTAGAACACCAGGAACTGGCTGTAAAACTCTATACAGATCGCTCAACAAAAGCGGTTCTCCGATATCTAAAATAGTTGTAAATTCTTTCGCTACTGCCCTATTACATTGATTAATAACTTCAAAACGATTCGAGTTGAGAGTTGGCATTACCTCATAATGAAGAGTATAATTAACTATTCTGGCATCTAAAATGTCTATCGTATCACTAATCATTTTGTGTTGAAGAAGCCAGTTCTTAAGGTTTGTTTTTAATGTGACATTAGCCAAAGTTAATTTACCCGTGCTTGTTTCTGATATAACATACAAATTAATGTTTCGTTTAAACTCATCCGCGTCTTTGCCAACGGCACATCTCTTAATCGCCCCATACTTGGCTGGCATGCTGTACGTTAGCGCTTGATAATCTTGCGCCGTCACGGCCCTATTCTGTGTAGCAAAATAACCGTATGCTCTTTGTTTAATTTCTTCCGATGAGGGAAGAGAGACATCCCCCACAAATGGATTTTCGTTACTCACTTCCAAGGAACCAATGACCACGTCTCTTTTAACGGGAGATAGGGCTCCTTGATTCGCAAATTTAAAATTTCCTTCAATAACGTCTGAAATCGTATTGGTTGCTGTATTCACGTCTTGAGTCGTATTAAAACGATATTCTATTATTAAAGTAGTATCTGAGGGAGCAATCCCAAACTTATCCGTACTTATTAATTTTGTTGGATCGAATTCCAGATCTGTTGTATAATTTCTACCACTTAAGTCCAACACCACTTCTGTGGGGTCGACGACCGGATTTGTCAAATTATTATCAGTTGAGCCGTAGCCAAATTGTAAAAAGGTTTCACCATCAACTGTTTCCAACACATATCTTCTAGCAACGGGGACCGCTTTCAAAATATTAGGGACAGTGCTTCTGGTTGCTGTGGTATTCCTGACTGCTTTGTAAATTATATTTTGTGATAAATTATCGACTTCAAAGTATTCATTTCCTTCTATGTCGGTTACTTTGATAATATCACTTAGGTTTATCTTTCCTAAACTTACCCTACGAAATCTTTTAAAAGATCCCAACTCTATTCTTGTCACCCCGCCGCGGCCGGAGACCGCTCTGCCAACCGCACGGACTACATAGGTAAGCACATTGCCGGTAGTGGGGTCGCTCGAGCCAACAACTATTTGAGCCGCGGCGCCGGTGAAATCAACATCGTCTAAAAGGGTATACATCCCGCCACCCGAAGAACCGAATACAGAGCCTGCCTGTAAAATTGGATTCAGAGACGTATCTGGGCCCAAGCCTGTGGTCGAGGAGGGTATTTCAATATAAAATGTCAAGATTCCATGAGATGACGGGTTGGTGCTTGACTTAAATCCAAGTTGCCGGGCGATTCGCTGGACGTTGGAATATTCTATGGCACTGTCCAAAAAACTTTCATTTACTTGATAATCTAAATAAAAAGATAGAATATCACCTACATAGGCAACTGTGTCCAACATGAGAGAGCCAAAGGACGCTTGATTAAAATCTCGATAGGTATTTGGATAGTATCTCTTGGTAAAATTCTCTAACGCTTCTCTAATAGAGTCGAAATCTCTATTAGTGTAATCTATTGGTACAATCTTTTTTGTCATCTTTTATACCTGCCAAATAATTAGGCTGCCATATTTTGAACATCAATTTCTAAAAGCGTATTCAGCTGTAGAGGGATGATTACGAAATATGCCTGCACCGTTAATCTGTGCGGAAAAAGATCTGGACTATTTTCTGGTGTCATGAAGTTTATCTTTTCTACTTCTACAAACGGCAGATATCTCTTGACCTGTCTTCGAATGTCTTTATCAATTTCTGCATAAGTGGAGCCGATGTGTTGTTCAAATATTCGACGGCGCAGCCCGACTCCAAAATTTATATCCATCATTCTTTCGCCCGGGTTGGTCAAAATCAACATTTTTAGGTTTTGCTTTATTAGTGACGTATAGTCGGTAATTAAGTTATATGCACCAAAAGTGTTGTCGGTTACCAGAGGTAATTTAACTGCTAGTCCAGATGCCATACTTTTATCCTCTTAATAAATACTTATAATTTATATTTTAACCGGGTTAAAATACAATACACGATGTTTTACTTATTCATCTTCGGCACAAACATCGGTTGTTGCCGGTATATCGACACAAGCAGGATCTCCTTGAGCGTCGACCGAATCCGAATCCCCGCAAGCGCCCTCCATACCAGAAGACAACATACCTGCGGATGGTTCCATTGATAGTTGAGGGGTGGCCGACCCATAATCTCCTTCATCAATTTTCGACAACAAAAGTCTGAGCAATAAATACAAAATACCGAATATAAACGGGGGCATCATAAACATCCCCGACACAGATCCCAGGAAATCCACTCCTTTGAAGTCAATCCAAGGACCAATTCGTGGCGAATCCGGGCCCATCTCGAACGGGATGTCTTCGATGTTGCCGTCATCGCCACCGACGGCATCAGAAATCTTGGTGTTGCCCAGATTATAGGCACAGAAGGCCAAGTTCATGATATCTTCGCCTCTGGTATTGTGAGCCTTAAGGGGGGCCAGAGGACCCGGGGGCACGGTGTCTGGGTCTCCCAAGGGCCCCTGGATGGCCTGTGTGATCTCGCGCGCGATGATATCAAGAGGTATGGCGCTAATTTGTCGTACTATTTTGCAGACAACAACATGTGGGTCAAGTATTTCCGCCAATCCCCTGAGGATATGGATTGGCGTCTCTCTTAAGAATTTCAATATTATTTCCCTAAACATTCCCGCGATATCGAACGAAGAATTGGTTGGGTTAGTAACTGAAACCCCTCGTGGTTGAAGTTCCGGGGGTGAGTTGGTTTTCTCGACGGTGTCCATAAGACCAACAATAGCAGAGATAGTACTGTCAAATGCTCCCGCAAGCTCGGGACAATATTTTCCGGCTAAATATGTGTTATACAGAATCGGCACCATAAGGGCTGCATGACGATTTAGCACCTGATTAAAGAAAGTATTAAATGCAGCTGAGTTCTTTATAAAAGCGTAATCTTTGTTGTTTGGTCTTGGTGGCCGGCCGTCGCTGCAGCCCATAAAATATAAAATTTCTGGGGGTAACTCATTATAATTTTCAATTGGCGCGGGGCTGAGTGAAAGTGCCGGGACTGTCAGCAATCTTTGGGGGCGTTGATCGGCGGGTACTTGCGGCGTTATCGTAGATCCATCATTGGAGAGATCGCCGAACATGTTGGACGGAAGATCACCGGTGTAGCCTATAATCATTGCATCAACCATCGACTCTTCTGTCATATTTTCCCAACCGAACTGACCGCCGATGGCCGGGATGGGGCCCGTCGTTGGGAGGGGCTCACCGCGTAAGATGATGATGAATGTTCTTATGAGCTCGCCGAATTGTGCAGTCGAGCCGTAGTGCGCGATTCCTGGGATCCCTTGCGCTTCTTTGGTTGCTGGTGGC